ACATCATCAAAAGGGTCTTCGCTATACTCAGCAGCCAACTCAATTGGGTCCATTTGTTCGTCACTCATAAATCCTCCATTTATAGTACTATATAGGTACTTATATTAAAAATCAAGTTTTGTCAACATCCTCAGGATCTGTTCCCGGAATGACACCAGTCACTTCTTCGCCTCTGTTGCTCTGTCCCTGAACCATAGCTTCCTGATGCTCTTTACTGAATGGAGTTGATCCCATATCATGATAGAATATCGGAAATAGCTTTAATTCAGCTACTTTAGACTGAAACAATGGCGAATCTTGCATCTTCTCGATCATAAGTTCTTCTGTGATCTTAAGATGTTGCTTCATTGCCGCTTTTACCTCTATAGGAGCCTCTTCCTTGAAATTACGCGATTGCATCGCTCTAACGTGAGAGTTCCAGTGGCTGATGTGATCTTCCCACTCTTCCGGTAGTCCTACTTCTTCTCCGGACATAATATCTTCGTTTTCCGAGTCCGCGGCTTGAACTGCATCAGTAGCCAGTTTAATAAGTCGCTCAGAACTACCTAGATCTAGTAATTCTTCCCAACGCTCAGGAGAAAACAGAGTAGGGTTACGCTGCATAGTATCCATAATTCTTTGGATCTTAGCTGCTTTACTCTCTGGTAGTCCTGTTGAGTTATCAAATCTTATATCGTAGTCTTTACTTAAATTAGCTACATCAAAGTGTTTAATTAAGTGTTTATTAGAATCTCCAACAATACGGAGCATTCTTCCGTCCTCAATACTGTAATTATCAGCGGCTACAGAAAGCGATTGCTTTGCCATATCTAAGACTAAGAATCCGTGCTTACTAATGTCTGTTGAGTTTCTCTCGTTCTCTAATTCATTTAGAAATTGTAGGGCAGACGCGGCTGTAATTCCTTTAGGAACCTCGCCTCTGGCAATACCTTGAGATCCGTATACGGTTTGCATATCTTGTTTAATCTGCTCTCTAAAGTTATACACTTCCGGAGAGTTTGGTTGTACTTGAGCCAGATGTGGTGCTTGGGGTCCAGAGTATTGAACAATAGTATTATCATTTCCGAGCTGCTCTATCTTACATGCGCCTTTAGGCATCATCCATTTAGCGTGTGCCGTTAGGTAAATATTCTTTGCAATTAATGTCGATACATTATCATACATTTTCTGAAGTGGTAATATTGTCTCGTAGTTAGATACACCATTTAGTACATTTGGTACATCCATGTCTGTAAGTCTAACAAAGTTCATCTTACCGTGAGTAAACTTCTTTCTCGTTTGCTCTAGGATCGCGCCTTTAGTAAACTTAATGAAACAGTCGTCTCCGAGATCACCCGTAGCTTTATGATAGAAGTTATATACGATACAGTGGTCCTCTAAGAAGTGGTCTTCCAGATTTTCAATATCAAACATCTTTAATTCGTCTTCTGATTTTATTAATTTGGCTTGTTCAGGATAGCGGTCTTTTAAAGATTCTACTTCTTCAACCGTAATTCTAAAGTTATACTCAACGTCTTCAATACGCTGCTTTCTTTGAAGTAATACTCTCCACGGCAATTCTAACTCATAGCTTACGTCACCGTTCTTTAATGGTCGTGACATATCATAAGTAGATCCGTCTGGTAGTTTAAGTTCTTCGATTCCGGCATTACGTGCTTCGACATACATAGGATCTAAATCACCCTTCTCTTTGTCAAAGTCTATAAATGTAAAAGTCTCACCAAAGATGCGGGCATGTCTGTGCATACGTTGCATTAGGTAATCTAAATTGTTCGTATAGAACAAGTGTTTTATAAGTAACCCGACTACTTTTGCGGAAGCGCGATCTTCATATTCGTCATTCGACGGAAGAACCTCAACGGCAGGTTTTAGCCGGGTCATTTGTGATACTTTTGTCTCTGTTAAATCTCGCAAGTGATTAACGATAAACTTATTCATCTTACTAATCTTTCTAGTAGAATCATAATCTTTTCGCCGATCCCATCTATTTAATGACAGACCTCGATACGCGGTTAAGTTCATTCTCTGTGTGAGCGTTCTCGTCTTAGCATTATGGAGAAGGGCTTCCTTGACTTTATTTAGCCAAGACAAAAGTTCCTTTTCATTATTCTGTTCTAACACCTTATAGAAAGGCTTAATCTTTTCACTTAATTCATAGTCGTCCATTTCGTCAAATAGATCACTCATATTTTAATCCTTATATTGAAAATATTTCTTTATCATCATCATCTAATGCAAATTCCGGCATCTGTTCTTGAACTTCTTCTCGGTGCATCTTGTTTTGTTTACTTATGGCTTCATCTGATGTCGCCCACTGCTTTAAAAATTCTTCATTAGCTCTTTCGATCTCTTCATCGACCGGAACCATTTGTACTGTATGTGTAGCTTTCTCTCTAGCTATTATCATTATAATACTAACTACTGATAATAGTAACGCCAACGACGCCACCACCAGTGACGCTATTACTAGCCCTAACTCCATTTGCTCCCCCTGTTATTTTGTACTATATTAATACTAATCCATATCAAAGTCAAATATCCCTTTCATCCAGTCGTGATCTTTATGCTCATCTTCATCATTCCACGGGCTACGGCTTCTTCCGCTTCTAATAGTACTGCGTTCAGACCTATATCTAACAGCCTCTAGTACTTCGTGCATATTATAGTTACTTGCACCATTGAAATACCGGTAACAGTCTATTAAGTGGTCGTGTTTCTTAGGTATTCCACCTCTATCGTCCAGTGCATACTTACTCATTTCATTAGCTAAGTTGGTGCATCTATCTGAAATCTTTACGAGTTTATGAATCAATTGATCTTTGATCAACGATATTCCATCCTCTTTCTTATTGTGTACTTTATTGGTTGGAATGAAATATACTCCGTATTGATCCATAACTTCATTAATAAACCATGCTGCAGCCTCATCGGCGGTCTTGCTCCAGTCGTCGTCTACGGAACTTCCGGGATAGGCGTCTAAGCAGCGCCCTTCCATATTAGGATAGATCCTACGGGTTGACGTATCTGCTTGATTTGTTTCATATATTTCGTCCATAATGTATATTTGTTTACTATAAGGGTTAAGTGCAACTATAAGTGCGCCAAAACACGTAACTGTTCCGGGGTCGGCTACCAGATACCACTCTAACCTCTTTAAATCTTTAGAGATCTCTTCCTTAAGTACACTATGTTTAAATATGTGATCCTCTGGATTGAACATCGGAAAGATTGATCGTTTTCCACCACGGATTACTTTACTGTAGTATTCCAGTTGAACGACGTCTTCCTCGCCACGGGCAATCAACTGTCTTATCTCTTGGTTAATAACCTGTTTCTGAGCAGGTAAGTGATTGATAGGATTATCAAACGTAGTTCTTTCAGCTACATACCACTCTTTAGGATTGTTTTGAGCATATTCCATAATCTCATTATATTGGTCCATGTTCTTGTTCCCGGCACGGGGCTTAGTACCTATAATTATTAGAGGCGCGGCTTTGGCGGCACGGTTTGGAGCAAATTCTGTATGCCATCTGTGATTAAATGCTTTAAATTCATCATATACTGCGATGTGGGGCGTAAGCCCATTGGCTACCGAATAGTTATCCGATCCAACCAATTGTATAAAAGATCCGTTCTTTAGGATGATCTTCATTGCTTGGTCTTTAATCCCGTATGGATGTTTGATGTACTTCTTAGTATCGTTTCCGAGGAACTTCTGTATTCTCTGATTATCCCAGAGGATTTTCCTTGCGTGGGTCGCTTCCGGACCTACATAATAACAGGCTGAACCGGGGTTTAATAAGGCATGTCTCCATAAAATATATCCTACTTCTTCAGTCTTTCCCCATTTACGTCCGCATGAAATGAACATTGAGTTAATCTCGTTACTTTTGTCATATAAGGGCTTCAGTTGATCTATTTGATCTTGGTGCAGCCTAGTCTCTAGTCCTACCAGTAAACCGTCTCCACGGGGCTTATTTAGGTCTTCCATGATCTGTAAATATAGATGCTCATCCTGACTTAATAAATGTAGCTTATCTTCCTTACTCAATTAAGGCTCCATATAGGAAATCTTTTAGATTAGGTAGTGGTACCATAAATCCTTCTGTTATATATCTTGGAGATCCGGCAAATAAAACACCGATTACTTCACCGTATTTATTAACTACGGGAGATCCTGAGTTTCCACCATATGCAATAGTAGATATGTGGTAGGCAGGTACAACTAATTTAAGCCAGTGTGCGTCTATGGTAGCTTCTTCTATAATGTGACCTTTACGGATTACTTTACCAATACCTCGTGGAAAGCCAATTAAGTAAATGTCTTCCAGTCTGGCGGGCGTTTCTTCAGCTAGTTCTAATCCGTCTGTTCTGTGACTAGTTACTAGGCATAGGTCGTGCTGTGTATCTATCTTAATGATTGTTTCTACGGCATTTCCAAATATCAGAGCATCACCCTCTTTCTTACCGTTGATTTCACATACGTGACGGTTTGTAACAATAAAGTTCTTTCCGTATATCTTTAAATAGAATCCGGTAGCTAGTCTTCTGTATCCATATAAAGGGGATTTGAAGGCTACTACATGAGGAGCTACATCTTTGGCTATATTTGCTTCATAACGCACTCTCTTCTTAATTTTAGGCTTACTTGTAGTAATTACATATATTGCCAAGGCAAAGAATATGGATGCTAGTAATAGGGGCAGTTTACTGAATAGTTTCATCGTCGTCCTCCTCGATGTTTGAAAATGGATCTGCCTTAAGCTTCTTCTTAAGTTCTTTATCGTCCATTGGTTTGTCTGAGTTTTCTACGATGTCTGTTGGCTTGCCTTCGTCTAGTCGTAATATGTTATCCAAGGTTTTAAGTATATCTGCGGCACGGGTTGCTTCGTTTATTGTGGGAGGTTCATGCCTTGTGGCTAATTCTTCCAAGCTTCGCGCCATTATCATAGTTGCTGATTGGGTCATTTTAACGAAGTCTACTTTCTTTCCGTCATCGAATGCGGCAAAGATCTCATTTTCGGATAGTTTACGTTCTGCCTTCCATCCATTAGAATTAATGTGCCAGTTTATAGTTGATCGCTGTACGTCAAATTCTCTGGCTATTGCGCTTATAGATTTATATTCCATATACATGCGCTTTATTGTAGCTAGTTTCTTTACACCTAATTTCTTTGGTTGACTCATTGCAGGATTCCTTCATCCTCTTCTTCATCTTCGCCTACAAAGAAGTACTCTTCTTCCTCATCCATCTTCTTTAGATCATATATGGCAAATGCCGGTGACAGGTGATAAGGCTTTAATTGCTTATGGAGGATATTGATTACGAATATCATTAATCTTATGGTTAATCTTATAGACCACGTTAGGTCATCATAGGCTTCTTGATCTTTTTCTTCATTTAACATTAATAGGCTCCAACGCTTATTGCATACACTAACCATAA